CAGGCAGATGAGATTACCGCCATTGCTTCACCGAATGGTTAAATTTGTCTTTTAAGGAGAGACAGTTATGAACGAACAAGAAAGTATGTTGTACCTGGGCAATGCCTCTGAGGAAACCCTCAAAGGAGATGCCTTCAATACTGTGGTTAACGATTTAATCGAAAGTACATTCAGTGCATTCGTTAACAGTGACCCAGCTGAAAATGAAAAAAGAACAGTCGCGTATTACCAGTACAGAGCTCTTCGTGAGGTCGTCGACACTTTGAAACAAAATGTGTCTGTACGCGATGAAATTAATCAACGTAACAAAGCAGAAGAGGAATAGACTATGTCATTAGATAACGTCAATGAAAGTTCCAACCCTGGTGCAGCCGAAACTATTGATGACGCTGCGGAAGCAATTCTTGGAATGTGGGAGGACGCTGAAGAGCTATCCGAAGAAAACCAAGAGGCTGAGGTAGAAGCTGCCGACGAGACTGAAGCAGCGGATACTGAAGAAGACGAGAATGAAGAAGACCTTGAATCCGATGAGGACGATGAGGACCCTGATGAAGACGCCGAAGAAGATGACGAAGAAGCCAGCGATGAAGACGAAGACGACTCCGAAGAAGTCCAAGTCATCGACGAAGAAAGCCTGGTCGAAATAGTTATTGACGGTGAAACTAAACAGGCATCCGTCAAAGACCTTAAGAGACTCTATGGACAGGAAGCATCTCTCACCCGAAAGTCTCAAGAAATGGCATCACAGCGTAAGTTAGCAGATGACCAGATGCAAAAAGCCGATGCATCATTGCAAGCCATGCTTAGCCGTGCCCAGGAACGATACAAGCCGTATTCAGAAGTTGACATGTTAGTTGCTAGTAAGCAGATGACAGCCGATGATTTTACAGCTTTACGTGCCGAAGCTCGACAGGCAGAAGAAGACCTAAAGTTTCTTTCTGAAGAAGCTGACAATTTCTATGGATACGTTAAGCAGCAGCAGGGCGAGTCTCTCAAGCAGCAAGCGACGGAATGCATAAAGGTTTTACAGCAGGATGTTCCTGACTGGAATAACGACCTTTATAACGATATTCGTAGTTACGCTATTTCCCAGGGATTACCAGAAGACCAGGTTAATCAATATGCAGACCCTAATGTTATTAAGTTACTCAACAAGGCTCGCATGTTTGACCAGACCAAAAAGGTAGCCACTGTGAAAAAAGCTAAGGCAGCTAAGAAGATTCTTAGGTCTAAAAAAGCACCGCCAAATAATGCTGAACTTAAGCAACAAAATCAGCAGCGTAAGGTGGACCAGCTTAGGGCTAATGCGAATGACCTCGACAACATTGCAGATGTGATTATGTCTAACTGGCAGTGACGCCTAGTTTTATATCCCTCTCAATATTCCATAAGGAAATTTAAAAATGGCTACACTTGTATCCTATGCCACAACGGGTCTTGCCGAAGACGTTTCGTCCACAATCGCAAACATCTCGCCTAAAATCAATGGGCCGCTGTAAAGTAATTTATAGTTGTAACTAGGAGAATTGCTGGAAAATCGTAGTAGCGTGGTAGCTGCCGACAATCAGCAGCCGAGCCTCAATTTCATGAGGAAGGTTCAACGACTATCCTGAAAAGGAGTACACCCAAGTGGGTGGAAGCACCTAGCCCCTCCTTATTTGGAGGGTGAAGATATAGTCTGACCTGCATGGAAACATGCAGCAGTCCTGAATGGACGGAGTAGGAACTAACGACCCTGCTTGAACACAAGTGACCTCCACACCCTTTCAAACTCTTGTAAAGAGCGAGAAAGTATCTGCACGTACCTTTGAATGGCTTGAGGACTCAATTCGTTCTGCGGGCGTAAATGCCCTAGTAGAAGGAGCTGACGCTTCTACCACCGCCATCACCCAGCCAACTACCCGAAGCAACACCACTCAGATTATCGGTGAAGCTTTTAAGGTAGCTGCAACAGTTGACGCTGTGAAAACTCACGGCCGTGCAAAGGAGACAGCCTACGCTTTGGCCAAAACTTTGAAGGCCATCAAGCTCGATGTAGAAAGAGCGATGATTGGTGTTGACCAGGCAGCAGTAGTTGGTTCTGCTTCAGGAGCTCGTAAGATGGCTTCTGTATCACAGCAGATTTCAACAACTGTTGACGCTGGTTCCAACGCTACGGACGCACTGACTGAAGCTAAGCTGCTTGAGTTGCACCAGGATTGTTATGAGAACGGCAGTGACCCTACTGTTCTAATGATTAAGCCTGCTGATGCAACTATCGTAGCTAACTTTGCGACAGCGTCTAGCCGTGAGCGTGACTTCGGTTCTTCTAAGACCCTGGTCAACGCAATTGAAGTATTGGTAACGCCTTAACTTAAGGGCCGCCTTGGAGTAATCCAGGGTTGTAACTAGGAGAATTGTCTGGGAACCCCTAACGTTGACGACGAGGGCAATCAGCAGCCGAGCTCACTTTGTGAGAAGGTTCAACGACTAGAGAGAAATCTCGTAGGGCCAAGCGGTCCGAAGCACCTAGCCCCTCTTATAGAGGGTGAAGATATAGTCTGGTCTGCATTGAAAGATGTAGCAGTCCCGAAGGCGGGACGGGGTAGGGAATAGCGAACCTACTTGAACACATACGTTTGGTGAAATCCGCACTTTGATAAACCGTAACCAGCTGGCCACTCACGCTTTCCTCATCGACCCCTCGATGTTTAAGCAGTGTGTCCTGCGTCCGTTTACTCGCACACTTCTTAGTCGCACAGGCGATGCTGACACGCATTTTTGTGTCGGAGAAATCAGTGTAAAACATACTAACTTTGGCGACAGCGGAATGATTACTGGTCTTTCTTGATTCAGTAGTTAGTAAGTAGTTTTGCAGGTGGGACCTGGTAAAGCAGGTTCCGCTCTCCTTACTGCCCGACCTGGGTCCCACCTGCATTTTTATCTTAAGGAGAAAACTAATGTCTGACACAGATACTTTGCACAGCGTCCAATCGAGAGTTCTCGACGATAACGATGACCAAAACTTTAATATCCAACAAACACAGCATATTCCACAAAGCTTTCTAGACAACATACGCTCTCAGCGCGAAGACTCGCTCGGTACAAATGCCGGAGATTACATGAGTGTTGCACGAGTACCTGTACTAGTTCATGAGAAGTGGCTGCGTGAAGGATTCGATATGATGAAAGAGCCTGCCTATGCCATTGTCGCTAGGTTGAAACAAGAGAGTCTGGATGCGTTTTTAACTACGCAGAAGAAGGTGTAGCGAATGGCTAAGTCAGGACTGTACAACAATATCAAAAAGAAAAGGGCACGTATTAAGGCAGGCAGTGGTGAGAAGATGCGTACACCAGGTACCAAAGGTGCCCCTTCTGCAAATGCTTTTAAAAAAGCAGCTAAAACTGCAAAGAGGAAATAAAAATATGAACAAGGGTGAAATCAGAACACACTTTAAGGCCGTGTTAAATCGCAGCGACATCACTGATGCCCTTGCCGATACTTTTATCAACCAGGGTATTTCTCGGGTTCAGCGAACACTACGCTTACCGTCTATGGAGAAGTCCCACACATACACTTTTACTGCTGCCACCGCGCATGTATTCCTACCGAATGATTATTTAGAAGGAATAGATTTTTATAGTGACAGCCACGCCCTGGTCAAACTACCTGCGAGCGAAATGCTCGACATGCAGAAACAAGGTACCACAGGCATGCCCCATTTCTTTACACGTGAAGGCGGCAAAATAAACTTATACCCAGTCCCTGCAGCGGGGACAATGACGGTAAATTACTACGCCCAGTTCCCTGCACTTGTGTCTGACAGCGACACTAATAACCTGGTCGCCGTTGGTTCTGACGTTGTCATATATTCAGCACTGACATACGCCGCTGACTATTTCCTGGATGAACGAGCCCCGTTGTTCGACGGTAAGTACGCTCAGTTTATGTCAGAAATACAGGGCCAAGCCGATGATGCTGAGCTATCAGGTACTCTCCAGGCAATCCGTCCAACGACAATTTACTAGGTGGAATAATGGCTAACTCAAGCTTCTTTAGTTCGACGGGTCCAAGTAGCACAGAAACAGATGCTATTGAAGGTTCCGTAACAAACGCTGCAGCCTCAGCTGCCGCAGCAGCAGCAAGCGAGGCGTCAGCAAGTACCTCAGCAGCCACAGCTAGTGGTGCAGTATCCGCAAATTTAGCAAGCGCCGTTGAGGCAGAAGCTTCGAGAGTTGCTGCTGTTGCCGCAAAGGTTTCTGCAGAAACTGCTAAGACAAATGCAGAGACTGCACAAGCAGCCGCTTTGGCTTCAAAGAACGCAGCAGCTAACTCTGCCGCTGCCTCGGAAACTTCGAACACAGGGAGTGCCGCAAGTGCCGCAACAGCGACAACAAAAGCCGCTGAGGCTTCGGCTTCAGAGACAAACGCAGCAGCGAGTGCAGCTACTTCAACGACAAAAGCAGCGGATGCTGAGACTGCAAGAGCAGTAAGTGTTTCTGCAAAAGACGCGGCAGTAGTCGCAAAAGATGCTTCGGTTATTGCCCAGGCCGCTGCAGAAACTGCAGAAACTAATGCCGAATCCGCTGAGACTAATGCGGCAGCCAGTGCTGCTTCAGTAGCTACCAGTGCATCTACCGCAGCCGCCCAGGCAGCAAGTGCTTCTACAAGTGCGGCCACTGCTTCTACCCAGGCCTCAAACGCATCGACAAGCGCGACGAATGCGGCTGCATCTGAATCAACAGCGACAACTAAAGCTGCTCAGGCTTCTGCCAGTGAGGTAAGTGCTCTAGCTGCTAAGGTTGCTGCTGAGACTGCGGAGACAAATTCCGAATCCGCAGAGACTGCTGCTGCGTCAAGTGAATCAGCAGCTGCCGCGTCAGCTACATCTGCGGCTATTTCTCAAAGCACGAGTACCACAAAAGCTGCCCAGGCTGCTGCGAGTGAAACCAGTGCTGGGACAAGTGCTACAAATGCCGGAGCCAGTGCTAGTGCGGCGTCGTCCTCAGCATCAGCTGCCTCGACCTCAGCCTCTGCGGCAGGCACTGCTAGAGACGCTGCCTTGGCGGCACTGGATTCGTTTGACGATAGATATCTGGGCCAAAAGTCTGCTTCGCCAACTGTCGATAACGATGGT